CATGGTGTGATTGATGCTAAAATTTATAGAGAGATAAGTAGGTACGATGTATGATTACAGTAGTTGATGTAGAAACAACATATCAAAAAAATAAAAACAATGGTTTTGATCCATCACCATTTCATCCAGATAATAAATTGGTAAGTGTTGGGTTAGAATCAAAGTTTGGTAATGAATATTATTTTACATATCACTCTGAAAAAGTTAGTGAAGGTTGTTATGATTTGATACAAGAAAGATTAGATCAGACCACACTGTTAGTAGGTCATAATCTTAAATTTGATTTGATGTGGATGTTGGAGGCAGGATTTAAATATTCTGGTAAAGTATATGATACTATGTTAGGTGAATATATACTTAACAAAGGTGTTAGAAAATCTTTAACATTACAAATGTGTTGTCAGCGTAGGAAGATAGGTATGAAAGATGATCGTATCAAAGAGTATATGGATCGTGGTATATCATTTGATAATATACCTGCTGATTTAGTTGAGGAGTATGGTAGGAATGATGTAGCTATTACCAAAAGATTATTTGATTCACAGATGCAAGACTTTAAACTACCTGCTAACAAAGACTTAATTAAAACTGCAAAGATGATGGGTGAGTTTTTAGTTGTGCTATCTGATATGGAACGTAATGGTATCTATGTTGATCTAAATGTTTTAGAAAAAGTAAATGCAGAATATACTGCAGAGAAAGAATATCTAAGACAGAAGATAGGTAAGATTGTATATAATAAAATGGGTGACACGGAAATAAATCTATCTAGTCCAGAACAATTATCATGGTTAATATATTCTAAGAAACCTTTAGACAAAAGTAATTGGGCAAAAATATTTAATGTGGGTATAGATAAAGCAACTGGTAAGAGTAAACGTAGACCACAGTTTTCTAGAAATCAATTTAGATCTTTAGTTAAAAATAATAGTGAGCCTGTTTATAAAACAAGTGCAAGTAAATGTTTGCACTGCGATGGTAAAGGTGTAATTAAAAAAATAAAAAAAGATGGTAGTCCATATAAAAATTATACTAAGTGTGCAGATTGTGATGGTGATGGTTTTATATATCACAAGATGGCTAAACTTGCAGGATTTAATCAGGTGCCTAAAAGTGTATATGATATAGCAGAGTCAGGATTTAGAACAGATAAGATAACTCTATCTAAACTTTCAGCAGAATCAGAGGGAGAGTTGAGAGAGTTCTTAGATGCTATTGTAAGATACAATGCCATAGATACTTATCTATCAACTTTTATTTCAGGTATAAAAGATCATACAGATACTAATGGTATGCTACATCCTAAATTTATGCAAGCAGTCACAGCTACAGGTAGATTATCAAGTCGTGATCCTAATTTTCAAAATCAACCTAGAGGTAAAACATTTCCTATTAGGCAAGTTGTCAAGTCTAGATTTACTAATGGTAAAATATTAGAGATAGATTTTTCTCAGCTTGAATTTAGAACTGCAGTGTTTATGGCACAAGATGAGCAAGGTATGGAAGATATAAAAAATAACATTGACGTGCACCAATATACTGCAGATATTATTGGAGTATCAAGACAAGATGCTAAAGCACATACATTTAAACCTTTGTATGGTGGTGTGACAGGAACTGAAGATGAAAAGAAATACTATCGTAAGTTTTTAGAAAAGTATAAAGGAATAAAAGCATGGCATGATAAATTACAAACACATGCTATTAAATTTAAATGTATACAGATACCAACTGGTAGGCAGTATGCTTTTCCATATGCTCAACGAATGCCTTGGGGTGGATCTAGTTATGGAACACAAATAAAAAATTATCCTGTGCAAGGTTTTGCAACAGCAGATATTGTTCCGTTAGCATGTATAAATATATACAATCTAATGAAAGAACATAAAGTAAAAAGTTTACTCGTAAACACAGTTCATGATTCTATTGTAGCTGATGTTTATCCTGGTGAAGAAAGTGTGATGGGTAAAATATTCAAGCAGGGCACAAGCAGTGTTATACAATCATTGAAAGAATATTATAATATAGATTTCAATGTTCCACTTGACACAGAAACAAAAATAGGATATAACTGGTTAGATATGAAGGAGGTAATAACCATATGAAAACAACTAACTTAATTATTAAAATACGACAAATTGGAACTAATACAGAACCATACTGTATTATACAATCTGTCATTGCAGACAATCAACAAGCACATGATGTGACTCACAAATATAATGAGATAGCCAAAGCAGAAAAAGAAGAAGGCACACATTACAGATGTGTTCCGCTAACAATCTAGGAGGTTAATATGGTTGAAGCATTAGAAACTTTAGATGAATACGAAGATGCAGATGTTACTGTATACGATGAGTATCAAGCATTCGTAA